GCGCCCATCCTCTCCTCCTTCACTGGCTGGCTTGAATCCATGCCCACAGAGTAAAGAGGCATAGACTCCTTGCCTACTGGCCAAAGGTCTAGTTTCTACCTAGCCAAAGGTCTAGGAGCTCGCAGGGAAGAACAGAAGGTTGAACCGAACTGCTACCGGGGGAGGGGAGGGGGTGAGAGGGGGGCGCGAGCCCTCCCGCAATACACACCATCTCGAGCCTGATTCCATGGTTGCATTCTGCTACCAGTGGTGTCATACTGCTGCTATGCCTACTATCTCACTACGACTCACTGATGAGCAGCACGAGCAACTCAGGGCGTGGGCTCACGACGGGCAGAGGAGTGTTCAGAAGGAGGTCATCTGGCGCGTCTTTACCCAGGGGCATTGGGCCACCGCTGTCGAGCAGGCCGAGCGCCGCGCGACGGAAGAAGCGCGACTCGGGACGGGAATCGAGGATCTTGTTGTGGAGTACGACACCACGAAACTCGTTGCGGAAGTAGCCGACCGCCACTTCAAGCCGGACTTCAAGAAGTGACCACCGACACCGATGCGCTACTGGCGACGGTGCGGGAGGCGCTGGCTTGCGGCAACAACCATTCCATGACCAAGAAAGAGGAGGAAGCGTGGTTCGCTGCGCCCGCCGCCCTCGACTCCCTCGCTGCCGAGTTAGAGCGGATGCGCGTGAATGAGGATTCGTGGCGGCAGACCGCGAAGGGACACAGGGCAGCGCGGGAGACAGCCGAGGCCGAGCTAGAGCGGGTGAAGGCTGAGAGGGACGAACTGCGTTCGGCGCTTGCGGAGCAATCGGATGGAGACTTCGGGCGGGTGCAAGCTGCCGAGGCCCGTCTCGACAAGGCGCTCTCGGCGCTGCGGGAGATCGGGGAAGCCGCGATTCAGACGCCGGGGCAAGTCGTTATGTCACGGGACATCGCCCGTCGTTGCCTCGCTGAGATAGAGGGGGAGGCATGAGCGCCACCGACTACCTCTGGCTCGTCTTCACGGCGCTGCCAGCGGCGTTCTTCCTCGACCTTGCGATCCTTCCGTTTGCCATCTGGTGGATACGACGTTGGAGGAGGTTGAGAAATGCGCAGTCGACGCCGCCGCGTTGAGTGGACGCTCTGGTGTATAGAGCGCTACTACACTATGAAGTGGTAGGGCGAGGATAGGTTTGGCTTGGATGGGTATGGCATGGTCAGGCAGGGCATCTATCCTTCGCGCATGAGTAGCGTTGCTGAACGAGCACGGGTCCGAGCCGCGATGGAATGCACATGCACCATCTGCGGCGGACCGTGCTGGGGGAAATACGTCAATGGGCGGTTCCGTGTGGCGAAGCGTTGCATGGAGTGCTTGAAGCGGGAGCGCAAACGCCGCTCCGTCCAGCGCGGAGGGCTGACCTACCAGTGGGGTTGTCCGTGACCGAGCTCGCCGACCGTCTGAGCGACCTGCAGGAGCGTGCAGAGCTTCCGCACGGCCTCACCGACGACGAGGCGAAGGAACTCTTCCTCTCTGCGCTGTACGAGGGCAAGACGAAGGGCCAGGCGGGGCGTCTTGCGGGCAGAACGTCCACGTGGTTTCGCAGGCGCTGCAATCCCGAGGGCGCAAACTACGATCCGGCCTTTGCTGAGCGCTTCGAGCGCGCCTCACAGCAAAACAGGGCGCAGATCGTGGACGACACCTTCACTGCGCTCGTGAAAGCGGCCCAGGACGGGAATGTGCGCGCGCAGGAGAAGATCCTCGCGGCCTATTCCGAGGATTTCGGGTTCCTGAAGCCGATAGCGCAGGCTGGGCCGGTCAATGTGGAGCAACTTCAGGTCTTCTTCGGGGAATTGCCCCTCGCCAAGCTCCTCGAACTGAAAGAGGCCCGTGACAAGGCCCGCCTTCCCGTCATCGATTCCTGAGGACGTTCTCGACCTCGCGCTCGAGCTCTCGATCGAGAAGAAGCGCTACGAGGAAGAGGCCGAGTACCTGTCGGAGTCGTTTGCGGCCTTCATCCCGGCTGCCTGGCCCGCTTTGAAGCCGGAAGACGAGTATCTGCACAACTGGCACATCGACGCCCTCGCAGAGCACCTCGACGCGGTCTCCAGAGGCGAGATAACGCGCTTGCAGGTGTGGGTGCCGCCCGTTTCCATGAAGACGATGGTGGTGAGCGTCTTGTGGCCCGCCTGGGAGTGGACGCACTCCCCGAAGACGCGATACATCTGCGCCAGCTACTCCGAACCGCTTGCGGGGATCATCTCAAGCTGGTCCAGAGCCCTGATTCAGTCAGATTGGTACCAACAGCGCTGGGGGAGCAAGTTCGAGCTCCAAAGCAAGTCTCTTCTCCAGTTTTCCAACGACCGCGCCGGCACGAGGCTCTCGGTGAGCCCCGAGGGCAAGGTGACGGGCCTGCACGGCCATCGGATCATCGTGGACGACCCGATCAAGCCCGACGACGCCGAGGCGACCTCGAGAGCGGTCCTCGAGGGCACGAATCGCTGGTGGGACTCCACCATGTCCTCCAGAGGCATCGGAAACGACTTTGCGCGCGTCATCGTGATGCAGCGCCTCCACCAGAACGACCTGGCCGGCCACCTACTCGAAAAGGAGCACTATGAAGTCCTCTGCCTTCCAGAGCGCTATGAGGCGGCTCATCCTTTCGCCTACGTTCGGGATCCCCGCAGAGAGGGTGACCTACTTTGGCCGGAATTTCGGAACGAAGCTACATCCAACGCCCTCGCCAAAGATATGCTTTCTCACCGAGTTGCTGGCCAGATGCAGCAGCGACCCGCCGCCAGAGAGGGAGAAATCCTGAAGAGGCACTGGTGGCGCTTCTACCACCCGGATCTCTTCACCAAGGAGGTCCTGAAGGAGCGCCGACCGAAGTTTCGGGTGGTGGTCATCTCTGTCGACACCCCGCAGAAGGACAAGGAGAGTAACGACCTCATCGCCATCCAGGCGTGGGGGGTGACGGGAGCGGACCGCTACCTCATCGATGCGCGCAAGGGCCACATGAACTTCAACCAGGCCAAGCGGGCCGTGAAGGAGATGTCTCGGCACGTACGGCACCTCTTCCCGCACGCGCGCCACCACGTCATCATCGAGAACGCCGCCTACGGGGTGGAGTTGATCGAGGAGTTGAAGCGAGAGGTCACGGGCGTGGTCAAAATCTCCAGAGGCGCGGACGGAGACAAGGTCCTGCGCGCCGAAGCCGCCGCCGCAGAACTGGAATCCGGCAACTGCTTCCTCCCCGGCTACCGGGAAGGCTCCGACGAGTACTCCCTCCCGGATGAGCGGCGCTGTCCGGCCTTCGTTACAGACTTCATCGACTCCTGTGCCATATTTCCGAACGGACGCCATGACGACGACGTGGATGCGTGGTCTCAGTGCATGAACTGGCTACGAGCCCGGTCTTCGACACCCGCGAGAACGTGGAGCTCGTTCAAGACGAAAAGGCCCCTGAGCGCCCCGCGACGGTGAGGTGCCCCTCCTGCGGGGGCCTCAGGTCGATCGCCTACCGCAACCGAGACACGACCGCCTACTGCCCGGCCTGCCGTAAGGGGAAAGTCGTCCCCTTCTCTCGCTACCACAACTACTGGACCAGGCGCTTCACGATGGAGGAGATTGAGCAGATGGCAAGAGACATATGGGGATAGCCGCTAGAGCGACTACAATTTACCTATGGCGTCCTACGAGTGGCCCCCGGTGGACTCTCTAGCAACGCGCTTCTGGGAGAAGGTCGTTTATTCGGGAGGGGCCGACAGTTGTTGGTTCTGGACTGCATACACCAACCCCTCGGGTTACGGGATGATCCGTAACGGCAAATGGATGGCTCTGGCTCACCGCGTCTCGTGGACGTTGGCTAATGGGAGAATCCCCGACGGCAAGCAAGTCCTTCATCACTGCGACGTTCGCTTCTGCGTGAATCCGTCCCATCTCTACCTCGGGACCAACGCAGACAACATCAGAGACAAGGTGGCGCGAGGAAGAAGCGGTTTCTCGCATCCGGAGCGTCAGGGGGAACTCCATCCTCTCGCGAAACTGAACCAAGAGCAGGTGGAGGTGATTCGGACCAAGCCCTACATCTTTGGGTCGGGCAAGGAACTTGCCGAGAGGTTCGGGGTGAGTCGCGCACTCATCACCAGAATCCGTAAGGGGCAGTTGTGGAAGTCGTCCTAGACATTCTGATTCCCACTTTGGGCAGACCTCACGACATCCCCAAGGTCATCGAGTCGCTGGAAGCGAATACCAATATCTCGCACAGGGCGATCTTCATCCCCACCGCAGGGGACGACGCCGACATCGAGGCGCTCACTGCTTGTGGTGCCGAGTTCATGGTTCACGAGGAGCCGGCGGGTCGCGCTAATTTTGCGCGCAAGATCAACTGGGCCTACGAGCGCACCGACGCCGAGTGGGTCTTCCAGGGCGCGACCGACCTTCGCTTCCATCCCGGCTGGGACAAGGTCGCTCTGAGAGTGGCAGAGCGCTCCGGCAAGCGCGTCATCGGCACCAACGACTCCCACAACCCGCAGGTCAAGCGCGGGATGCAGTCCACGCACACTCTCATCGCTCGCTCCTATATAGAGGAGTACGGAGGGCTCGACAACACCGGCAAGGTGTTTTCAGAAGCGTATGACCACCAGTACGTCGACCTCGAGTTCTGCGAGTTGGCCCGTAAGCGTAACGAGTGGGCGTTTGCCAAGCAGGCCATCGTGGAACACCTGCACCCGCACTGGGGGCTGGCAGAGGAGGGAGAGACGTACAAGAAGGCCATGCGCTCCACAGCCTCCGATTACCGCCTCTACATGTCTCGCATGGGCCACCGCTCTCCGAGGGCTCGAGACCGGGTCAGGAAAAGAAAGGCGAGAACGTGATATCGTTGGGCTGGATGTGGTTGAAGGACATCATCTGGTGGGCAAGAAACCGCCACTACGTCCTTCAGATCATGGCGGGGCAGTCCATCGAGATCTCCTACCTGCAGGCCCAACTGGAGCGCAACGGCCTGGACTACTCCCGCAACCTGCGAGACCTGATCGTGAAGTTTCGCCTCGCTATTGAGATTCCCGAGGACGACATCAGAGACGCGCTCGATGAGGCGATCCGCGACCTGGACGACGAGGTGGCGCGCGCCGAGGAGCACATCGTTACGTGAGCAAGCCCCGCCTCCTTGATCTCTTCTGCGGGGCCGGCGGTGCTGCGATGGGCTACCACAGGGCTGGCTTCGAGGTGGTGGGCGTGGACATCAAGCCGCAGCTTAACTACCCCTTCCAGTTCATCCAGGCCGACGCGCTCGAGTTCACAGAGCGTCTGTTGGAGCCTGGGAAGGCGTGGCAAGGAACCGCCTGGTACACGCCAGAGGTCAGCTTCGACGCGATCCACGCGAGCCCGCCGTGTCAGTCCTACACCACGATGAGCAATCGCTGGGGCTCCGACTATCCAGAGCTCATCACTGAGACGCGGGAGCTTCTCGACGCTACTGGATTGCCCTATGTGATCAAGAACGTCCCTGGCGCTCTACCAGCGATGAGGAATCCGGTGCGGCTGGTCGGTGAGTCCTTTGGGCTGCGTGTTCATCGCGCTCGTCTGTTCGAGACGAACTGGCCGATCCTCGTTCCGTTCCCTGCTCCGAAGCAGAAGGATCCGGTGGCGGTCTATGGCAAGAACGACCAGCGACGCCTGTGGACTCGTACCGATGGCTCCGAACTGAGGGCGGCGACTCTTGAGGAGGGCTCTGAGGCTATGGGTATCGACTGGATGGACTGGGATGAGTTGCGCGAGGCGATTCCGCCGGCATTCACCGAGTTCATCGGCACGCAGCTCATGGCGCACCTGAAAGCGACGGTGGCGGCGTGAGCGAAGCCTCTAATACGCCCTCGATGCGCGTCTCCATCTGTATCGCCACCTACGGCAGCTCGGAGTGGGAGGAACTGGCCTGGTCTCGCGCTTACCCGTCTTGCAAGTCGCAGAATCCACACGAGGTTCTGGTGTTCCATGACCCAGATGGCAGCATCGCGTCTGTACGGAATGAAGTCGGCAACACCGCTAGAGGCGACTGGTTGCTCTATTGCGATGCCGACGACGAACTCGCGCCCGGTTACCTGGGTGCGATGGAGCGGGCGGCTGAGCGGGCGGGAGACGGCCCCGTCCTGCTCACCCCCGCCGTCCAGTTGATTCGGAAGGGGAGGCCGGGAGAGCCGTTCTTCTTCGACCGGGGAATCTCGTTACGGGACGACAACTGGCTGGTTGTCGGAACTCTTCTTCGTCGCGAGTTGTTTCTGGAGGTCGGAGGCTTCGAGGATTACGCTCACGGCTTCGAGGACTTCAGTCTTTGGAGCAAGTGCTTTCGGGTAGGCGCGACGGTCGTGAAGGTGCCCGACGCGATCTACCGCTACCACGTCAATCCGAACTCGAAGCACAAGGTCGGCTGGCGCGACCACAAGTGGCAAGTCGCTACCCATCAGCGCGTCGTTGCCGAACTCGCTGAATGGGAAGCCGCCCGGTGAAGCTCCACACCGTCTTCATCACCTACAACCGCCTGGAGTTGACCAAGCAGACGATTGAGTCGTATCTGGAGACGGTGACGTTGCCGTTCACCCTTCTGGTGTTCGACAATGGATCCACGGACGGGACGACACAATGGCTTACGCAACTTCCCTCACTCGTGGGGTGGGACATCGTTCCAGAGGGGTATGTCTGGGCGTTTCACGAGAGAGAGAACAAGTATCCCGGGTACGCCTGCAACCAGGGCTGGGCGGAGGCCCCCGCCGACGCCACGCACCTTCATCGCGCCGACAACGACCACGTCTTTCTTCCGGGCTGGTGTGAAGCGGTGGAGCACGAGTTCCAGCCGGAGAAGGTGGGCCTAGTCGGTCTGCGCACTTCCGAGGAGGAACTCCACGCGCGCTCGAATACGGGTGGTAACTGCGTGATCCGCAGGAGCCTCTGGGACGAAGGGTTGCGCTGGGACGAGCGCAGTTGGCCCGATCTACGCGATCAGGTGGGCCTGGGGATCACGGAGGACTCGCTCATGGCTCCTGCGGTTTTGAGGATGGGCTACACCTGGACGCGGGTGCGTCGTCCGTGCATCGTGCCAATCTCTTCAGAACTTCCAGACAGTGACCCGGACTGGCCTTACTACTTGCAGTCCTTTCGTGATCGTGGAATCCACAAGCATCTAACGGAGACAGAATGAGAATCCTGATAACTGGAGCGGCCGGCTTCATCGGCTCGAGCCTGTACGACTCCCTGGAGCAAGAACACGTCGTCTTCGGCTTCGACAACTTCCTCACGGGCAAGAACTCCACGAATCGCCTCCTGCAGCTCGACATCGCCGAGCGCGCACCTCTTTATAGGGTCGCCAACGAATTCGAGCCCGATCTGGTCATTCACTGCGCTGCCTCGTACAAGGACCCGGACAAGTGGCATCTGGACACCCAGACGAACGTCATGGGCGCTATCAACGTCGCAGCTGTCGCCAGGCACCACTCGGCGCGCGTTATCTACTTCCAGACCGTCCTGCCGCCGATTTCCAGCTACGCCATCTCCAAGATCGCGGCAGAGCACTATTTACGCCTCGCGGGCGTTCCGCTAACGGTCTTTCGCCTAGCAGCGGTCTACGGGCCTCGAAACCTCTCTGGGGCCATCCCCACTTTCTATAGACAGGTCTCGGCGGGGAAACCTTGCACCGTGGTTGAAGATGCGACCCGGGACTTCGTCTTTATCGAGGATTTGGTGGAGAAGGTTGTCACACACGCTCACCATCCCTCTCCGGGTGTGTATGACGTGCGCACAGGAGCGGAGACGCCAATTCGGCACATCCCGCATCTCATTGGCGAGATTCTCGATGTGGAGCCGATTGTCAATCTCGTGCCGCGCCAGGTGGACGACGTGGCTGCCTACGACATGACGGGGGCACCCCTGACTTACGGAACTCCGTTCGTCGACGGCCTGCGCAAGACCGTGGAGTGGTACGAGCGCCACCCCGTAACGGATACGTACACCCATCTACGACTAGGAGCCGAGAATGCTGGCTGACCTCCTGAAAGCGGCCGTTCGCAAGCACGTGCGGGAGGACACGGGCGTTCTGCTCTCGGGCGGCATCGACTCCTCCACGGTGGCGTACTTCGCGCCCGAACTCCCACTCTTTACTGGCTACTACGAAGGGGAGGCCTATGACGAGCGTCCGTGGGCTGCGCTCATGGCTGTCGACCGGGAGTGGCACCAGATCGAGATCACGCCCCAGGACTTCATCGACAACATCGACGCCTTCCTTGAGGCTGTCCATCCCCCTTACGAAGGGCCGGGAGCATTCGGGCAGTACATGGTGGCGAAGGAGGTGTCCAAGCATGTCTCAACCGTCCTCTCAGGAGAGGGAGGTGATGAACTCTTTGGAGGCTACGCGCGCCTCCATCTCGTTGCAGAGTTACCGCCGCCTGATGGATACGAGGACTACGTACTCCCCGACGGCTACCCGGATACGTTGGCCGAGGCGCTTGATTGGGAATGGAAGGTCAATCTTCCGGCGCTTCTGGCTCTGGATGAGCAAGTAACCCGCGCCCACGGACTCACCGCCATAGCGCCCATGACCGACGTGCGCGTCGTCAACTACGTGCTCGGACGCCCCGACCGCGAACGAGTCGGAAAAGAGATGCTGAAAGACGCGATGTACGGACTCCTGCCGCAGCAGATCCTGAACCGCAAGGACAAGCGCGGCTTCCCGGTGCCATACGTGGAATGGGCGCAGGGGCCGCTCAGGGACTTCATCGGCGAGAGAATCGGTTACATCCCCGACCCCGAGAAGCCCTGGGATCGAAAGTGGTGGCAGGATCTCTGCGCGGGGCAGCAGGCGCTCGTGTGATTACCGAGGCCTACCAGGAGACGTACGACCACATCGCACGCGATCACGTCTCCTTCTGGCACCAGAACAACGGGCGCAACCCGTTCCAGGATCCGACGGTCATGTGGAAGAACGAGCAGGCCACGCTGGAACTGATTCGCGACTACGCGCCGAAGGGGCCGATGTTGGACGTTGGCTGCGGGATGGGAGATATTCTGGAGAAGTTCCCGCGCAGGCTTCGCATAGGGGTCGATATCTCGGAGGAGTATCTAAGGATTGCGCGGAAGCGACGGCTGAACGTGAAGAAGGCGGCAGCGGAGGAGTTGCCCTTCCCAGACGACTCCTTTGAGGTCGTGATCGCCACTGACATTCTCGAGCACGTCTTCGATCTGAACCTCGTCGCCAGAGAGCTTGTCCGGGTCTCGCGCAAGTTCATCATCGTGCGCGTGCCGTATATGGAGTATGTGAGTTGGAACTCCCCGCCCTACAAGTTCGTCCACGTCCGCATCTTCGATGAGGGCACCTTGCGCCTCCTCTTCGACCCGATCATGGGCTGCAAGGTGAAGGAGTGCTTCCAGTCGGAGAACGTCCTGCATCTGGTGGCGCAGAAATGAGCACCACCTTCTGGGCGACCAATCAGGTCGGAGGCCCATACGCCACGCTCGAGGAATCGCAGGAAGGGCTTGCGCAGCGACAGTTGGAGTATCCGCGCCTGCTGGATCTGATGCCGGTGGAGTTCCCCGGGAAGACGGTTCTCGACTACGGCTGCGGCCCGGGGCACGACACGCTCCTCTTCTGCCAGCACGGAGCAGGGCACGTCTTCTACTACGACATCTCTCCCCTGGCCCTGGAGATCGTGGACGCGCGCCTGGACATGCACGGACTCGCCGATCACGCGAGCCCGGTCAATCGGGGCCACATCCCGAAGGTCGACCACGCGCACTGTGCCGGCGTCCTTCACCACGCGGAAGACCCGATAGCGATCCTGAAGGACATCCGCTCGGCGCTCAAGCGCGACGGGGATGCCAACGTGATGATCTACGACGGCCTGCGCTCCAAGAAGACCAAGTCCAAGGTGCCGATCACGGAGTGGTGGACGGAGCAGGAGTTCATCTACATGGCCTACATCGCGGGCTTCCAGGCGTACTACCTCGGCTCCTACGAGTGTTCTGCCCCCTGGCGTCCCGACTGCTACGCGGCCTGTTACCACCTGACGTGCCTGAAGTAACAGTCGTCATACCGACCATCACGGGTCGGGAGGAATCTCTAGAGCGCACGATCGCTTCCTACGAGGAGACGCTCGAGGGAGTCGACCACGACATCGTGGTGATTCAGGACGCCCCGACGTGGCCGACAGCCTGCAACGAGGGCTACGAGAAGTCTGACTCCCCCTACATCCTCTTCGGTGCCGACGACCTTGACGGACTGGAGGGATGGTGGGAAGCCGGGAAGGCGGCTCTCGAGGAGCGCCCGATGGAACTCCCGGCCCCGCGCGTCTACGACTACTTCCCGCCGCCCGAGGGGCTGTTTATGAACGAGTCAGACGGAGCCGACGGAGACCTTACGCACTTCACGCGCGTGCCCCTGATGTCGAAGGAGCAGTGGGAGATAGTCGGCCCCTGGCCCGAGATTGATTACTACGCCGACATCTGGGTATCAGAGAAGGCGCGTACTCTTGGAATCAGAACGCGCATGGT